ATTCGTATTATTGGTAGATGTCGCCATTCCAGCAGTAGGATTTGTCAGCGTGGGGCATTTTAAATACGGGATACGAACATTAGGGTCGTCACTATTTATTACAGTCGGGTCTCCAGACGCATCATATTGGACCAGTGCGTTATTTATGCGAAATATATCGCTACATGTGAGACCGAATCCGGTTTTGGTTCGGTAGCGAGGTGCAATAGACATCCTTAATCAAGCGTGTGTGTGCGTGCGTGTGCGTATTGCTAACGATACATATATCCCGCAAAATAAAATTGAAAAAGAGTTAAACATATATTCGTATTACACATTACTCGTAGGATCTCAATGCCTCCCAAATCGTCTAAATCTACCAATGAAGGCGGCGCTGCTGCGACCGCGACCGAAAATCTCAACAAATACCAAAAGATGACCGACCGTGAACATATCCTTAAAAAACCAGACACATATATCGGAACGATTGAACCGGCAGAGACGACAGAATATGTGATGGACGCAGTTGCAGTCGCGGCTGCTGAAGGTGTCGTCGCGACCGCCGCAACAGTCGCACCAATGTTGACCCGCCGAGGTGTCACATACATCCCAGGATTATACAAACTTTTCGACGAAGGGATGGTGAATATGCGTGACCATGTTGTTCGTCAAGCACAAGCAGTTGCCGACGGAAAACCCGATGCACTCCCCGTGACGACTCTCGAAGTTGAAATCGACGCTGTGGATGGAACGATTCATATGACGAACGACGGTAACGGGATCGATGTCGCCCAGCATCCCGAACATAAACTCTGGATTCCTGAGATGATTTTCGGTCATCTTCGCACATCGACCAACTATGACGAGAACAAAAAAGAGAAAATCGTTGGCGGGAAGAACGGATTCGGATTCAAACTCGTCCTCATTTGGTCAGTGTGGGGACGCGTAGAAACCGTCGATCATGTCCGCGGACTAAAGTATATCCAAGAATTCCGGAATAATCTGTCCGAGATTTCACCGCCGATTGTGACCAAGACCAAAGTCAAACCATATACCCGCGTCAGTTTCCGCCCGGATTACGCCAGGTTTGGTCTTCCGAACAACAATCTCACCGCGGATATGCTCGCACTGTTTCTCAAGCGCACATATGATATTGCCGCAGTCACCGACAAGACCGTGAAAGTTAAATACAATGGAGGAATTGTTCCTGTCAGACATTTTCAGCAGTATGTTGACCTGTATATTGGCGCGAAGAGTGCAGCAAGCGAAGCCGGCGCCGCCGGCGGAGTCAAGCGCATCTATGAGAATCCAGATCCCCGCTGGGAGTACGTGGTTTGCCTCACCACCAGCGACGAATTCGCACATGTATCATTCGTAAATGGGATTTACACGCCGAGGGGCGGCAAACACGTTGAATATATCACCAACCAAATCGTCCGCAAGTTGGCGGAGGTTATCAAGAAGAAGAAGAAGGTAGATGTCAAACCGAATACAATCAAGGAGCAACTGATGCTGTTTCTGCGATGTGATATCGAGAATCCGTCCTTCTCTAGTCAAACAAAAGACGAACTTGGGACTGCCGTCGCGAATTTCGGGTCGAGTTGTAAAGTGAGCGACGAATTCATCGAGAAACTCGCTAAAATGGGAGTGATGGATGCAGCGTGTGCGCTAACAGAAGTCAAGGATACGAAGGCCGCGAAAAAGACGGATGGCGCGAAAACCAGGACGATTCGCGGTATTCCTAAACTTATCGATGCGAATTATGCGGGATCACCAGACAAATCCGCGCAATGCACGATCATCTTATGCGAGGGTGATTCAGCCAAGGCGGGTATTGTGAGTGGGTTGAGTAAAGAAGACCGGAATTTCATCGGGGTGTATCCGATGAAGGGCAAACTCTTCAATGTTCATGGCGAGACGACGAAACGTATCTCTGAGAACCGCGAGATTGCGGAAATCAAACAGATTCTAGGTCTTGAAACGGGGAAGACATATACGCCCGCGGATATCGCCACACGACTGCGTTATGGTAATGTTCTCTTCATGACGGATCAGGATTTAGATGGTGCGCATATTCAGGGACTCGGTATTAACTTGTTCCAGATCGAGTGGCCGTCACTTACGAAGATTCCTGGTTTCATCGGGTTTATGAATACGCCGATTCTGAAAGCCCGCCGCGGCGCACAGGAGGTCCTCTTCTACAATGATGGCGAGTTTGAGCACTGGAAGAAACAATTCCCGGGCGACGCCGTTCCTTCGGGATGGTCGACTAAATATTATAAAGGTTTAGGCACGAGTACGGGGAAGGAGTTCAAGGAATATTTCGAGCATAAGAAGATGGTCTCATTCGTCCATACCGGGAAAGAAAGCGACGACCGCTTGGATATGGCGTTCAATAAGAAGCGCGCGGATGATCGGAAAGAGTGGTTGTCGACATATTCGCGTGATGCGTATCTGGATACATCAAAACCGGCCATCCCGTATGAAGAGTTCATTGACCGCGGTCTTATCCACTTCTCCATCTACGACAACGAGCGTTCGATTCCGAACCTGATGGATGGGTTGAAAATCTCGCTGCGTAAAATCTTGTTTGCGGCGTTCAAGAAAGGGGGTCTGAAAACGGAAATCAAGGTGGCGCAATTCAGTGGATATGTATCGGAGCATGCAGCGTACCACCATGGCGAGGCCAGTTTGAATGCGGCAATTGTCGGGATGGCGCAGAACTTCGTCGGCAGCAACAATGTTAATCTGTTCGAACCCAATGGTCAGTTTGGCTCACGTCTTCAAGGCGGCGCCGACTCTGCAAGTGAAAGGTATATCTTCACGCAACTTAACCGTCTGACGCGACTTATCTATCGCCAAGAAGATGACCCGGTATTGACCTATATCGATGATGACGGGCAGATGGTGGAACCAATGTATTATGCACCGGCAATTCCGATGATTCTCGTCAATGGAAGCAAGGGTATCGGAACGGGATTTAGCACGGATATCATGCCGCATAATCTGCTTCAAATCATTCAGTATATTCGTGCGATGCTTACGGAAACTGACCGTCCTACGATTGAACCTTACTTCAAGGGGTTTAAAGGGACGATACGGAATATTGGGTCTTCTGCTCCGACGGTTAACGCATCCTCCGCTTCCGCGATTTTGCCTGCGGGTTCGCCTGCAGGTGCTTTCACAGCCTCCGCGAAGTATCTCATCAAAGGAACCTACGAAATCATTGCTGACCGTAAAGTCCGCATCACCGAGCTCCCGATTGGAACATGGACAGATGATTATAAGCAGTTCCTGGAAAAGTTGATGGACCTCCCGGTGGCGGACAAGGACAAGGACAAAGGTGGAGGAGCCGGATCCGTCCCTGTCCTTAAAGAGTATACGGATATGTCAACCGACGCGGTCGTGGATATCACCGTTACATTTCATCCCGCATATCCACACACACCGAAGGACCTTCAAGCCGCAATCATTGACGCCGATGCTGGGACTAACAAACTGGAGAAAATCCTCGGATTATTCACGACGCAAAGTACTACGAATATGAATCTCTTCGACGCACGCGAGAAACTGCGTAAATACGCGAACATCTACGACATCATTGAAGACTACTACGTGGAACGTCTGGCTCTCTATTCGAAACGCAAAACGGCAATGTTGGCGCAACTCGGGAATGAATTGCGTGTACTCACGAATCGCGCTCGATATATCCAGGAGATTCTGGATGACAAATTGGAGTTGCGACGCCAATCAAAAGACGCGATTCAAGCAAAGATGACAGCGCACGGTTACGAACACATCGATGGAGACACTGAATATAAATACTTGCTGAAGATGCCGATGGATAGTGTCACGGATGAAAATGTCAGGCACCTTCTTGGCGAACGTGACTCCAAGCAGGCGCAACATCAGCAACTTACAGATACATCGATTCAGACGTTGTGGATCAAGGACTTGGATGAATTGGAATCGGAGTATCGAAAGTGGGCGGCGGCGGCGGATATGGCGTCGACGGCAAGCGGTGTAGGAGGAGGCGCAGCAAGCAAGAAGAAGATGGTAATCAAGCGTAACTAATGCTCGGGGGCGTTTCATTTCGCTTTGCTTTGCTCGGCTGCGTCTCATTTCGCGTTGCTCCATTCGTCTCGCCTCGCCCTCTATTATATGATGCCATATACGGAGCCATATACGGATCCACACACACACACACACACACACACACACACACACACACACACCCAATAATAAAAAACAACACATTTTTTATTATTATTGAGTCAAAATCGTCCCGGGCGAAAGGAGGCGAAGCCGAGTGGAGCCAAATCGTGCCAGGCGAGCTCGGGTTCCAGGATGCGAAGCATTCTTTCACCCGGGCGGGCGAGCAATTAGAACCAAGGTTTCAATTCCAATGTCTTATGCTTGTAATCCGAGAAATTCGGGCGTGCAATCGGAGTATACATACTACTAACATCCCGCTTATACTGGATATAACCCTCCGCCTCGCCGTGTATTCTAGGAACACAATATTCAAATACTAATTCATTCAATTCAATAATCTGCTGGCGGATTTCAGTCGGAGCATTTGTCGCATTTTGGAGAAAGATGGTGCGCATAATGATACGCAATGTATCGCAATCCTGCTCTCCAATAACGTATTTTCCATTGGAACGCTTATATACACCAGCGCGAACTCCGTTCTGGATAATCTGCATATTCTCTTTACTAAAAAATGCGTTGGATAGATGTGTATTTTCCCATATCCCGTTTAAAGCGTCGCGGTAGGTGACACACTGATGGACCGGGTTTTTATCATAAAGCGCGAATTGGTCTTGTGTGGGGGGTGTTACAATATCAAGACGTCCATTTTTGGGTTGACCTATGAATGTATGTTCTGGAACTGCGTTGTAGTTCATGTCTTCTGTATATTCTTCTGTATATTCTTATACTATTAATATACTATTAATATACTAATATATACATAATATTTCTCTAAATACAATACAATACAATACAATACAATACAATACGGTACAATTCTTTTTATATTTATAATATATAGTCGTAGACAAAACTAAACAAATCATGGATTTCATTTCAGGAACTAAAAATGTAGGTTCAGCAGCAGGTATAGGTAGTTCCGGGTCTGATGCAGGTTCTGGTAGTGACGGAGGCAGTGGGATGTTTAGCAGTTTTTCCAATTTATCTCTACAGAAGATGGTTATGTTATTAGCGATGATTGCCTTTGTTATTTCGGTAGGAACAGTCGCTATTTTGTTGTGGAAATCGAAGAGTTCGCAGAAATGGCCGCCTGAAATATCGAAATGCCCGGACAGGATGAAGTTTGATGGAACAAAATGTACCGATCCTTATGGATTAGGTGCGGCCGAGCATACTCCAGGTGCCGATAATTGTGCTAATTACAACGCCTTTAAAGGTACCGACAAGGTCTATTCGAATGTACCCGGATCAGATGGATATATACCGTGGGAAGGAATCTTGGACGGAAAGGCTTCAAAAAGTGCATCGTTGAAGTGTTTATAATGGAATGGAATAGAATATGTAATGTAATCACAGCAGTATTTACATTACAGCGAACGACCCGGCGAACGACACGGAAAACGACCAGGTGAGTGAGTGAACCGTTCGCACGCGAACGAGTGAACGAACGAACAATTAGAACCGATACGCCCCGGGTGAAGCACCAGACGCCTGGGTAGCCACAGCCGGAAGAGAGTCAGATGCGGAAAATGAACCAGCCTTCATATTTCCAGTGACGCACATGGAGTAAAACAGGCGACTCTGAAAATACATAAGCGCATAGACCAAGATCATCAAAAAGGAATAAAATGTGCTCATTATTGTGACCTTCCCCCTAAATAGCATAACAAGTGCAGATATGAATCCTAGACCGGCAACCGCCAAAAATATGAAATTAACAACGGTAAGCCAATAAAAAAGGAGACAATAATCCTTATCAAGAGGAGCAAATAAACTTTGAATAGAATCCATTGATTGATTGATTGATTAACTGGTTATAATATATAAAAAGAAAAAACATATGATAATAACCAAAGAAATATAACAACAATCGTAATAAAATAAATGTCTTTATCGGGTGCCGCAGGCGCATCCGCAGCTGGCGCATCTACGTCCACGAATTATAATACGTACCTAGGTCGCGAGACCATATACAATAATATACGCGACTTTCTCGCATTATTTCAAAAAAACAAGAGCGACCTTACATTTAAGCGTGGGGTCTATATCTACGGCGCACCTGGATCAGGTAAAACCGAGTTCGTTGTCCGTCTTCTAAAAGAACTAAACTACGACATTATTAAATACGATGCGGGAGATATCCGTAATAAGTCTATTATTGACTCCATCACTCAGCACAATATTTCCGATAAAAATATAATGTCGATCTTCCAGCGTAAAATCCAGAAAATCGTCATTGTAATGGACGAGTTAGACGGAATGAATAATGGGGATAAAGGCGGAATTACGTCACTGATTAAACTCATTCGTCCTAAAAAGACGAAAAAACAGAAACAGGAAGAGATAACGATGAATCCCATTATATGTATCGGAAATTACCACATCGACAAGAAAATCAAGGAACTCATGAAAGTCTGCCACGTATATGAGTTGAAAACGCCCACCCCGACACAAATGTCGCAATTGGTGGATATGACGATGCCTAACCTTGATATCGGGTTACGTAAAAGCGTCATAACATTTATCCAAGGTAATTTACGCAAATTGAATGCCGTCGCGGAAATGAATAAAACCCCAAACACCATTATATCCAATAATATTCTTCACGCGATTTTCCAACCAAAGACGTATAATGAGGATATTAAGAAAGTCACGCAGAAATTATTCAATACAGCGTACCCCATCTGCGACCACAATACACTGATCAATGAGACTGACCGAACCACGATCGGTCTCTTATGGCATGAGAATGTGATCGACGTGCTTGAAAAAATGCCTGTCTCAGTGTCGGTTCCCTTTTATCAATTGTTACTGGATAATATTTGTATGGCCGATTATTTCGACCGTATCACGTTTCAGAACCAGATTTGGTTATTTAATGAATTATGTTCACTCATTAAGACGTTTTACAATCACCATTTATACCATCAATCATTCCCGAAAAAGACGAGGTTTAACCCTACAGAGGTTCGATTTACGAAAGTTCTCACCAAATATAGCACTGAATACAATAACCTGCTTTTTATACAGAATTTATGTATTCAATTATCGATGGACCAAAAGGATCTCTTCGCATTCTTTTTGACGCTTCGGAATCAGTATCCCGAGGATGAAATCCCGCGGATCCTTGAAACGTATGATATATCCAAATTGGATGTGAATCGTATTTACCGTTATTTAGATAAATATATGGCGAAACCGGAACAGTCGTCGGCGTCGTCGTCTGCGTCGTCGTTGTCGTTGTCGTTGTCGGCAGGAACGATGGCAGTAGCAGGAGATAATTTGATGAATGATGATAATACGGATTTACTAGACTAGTTGTTCCGGCCCGGTCGGCGCTACCGCGTTTGATATGTATCAAAAAGATATAAGAAATATTTAGAAACATATTTAGGTAATGGGCGCTTCTATTTCATTTGATTCAAAATATAAACTTATCCTTGACGCCGAAGTAGAGTGTATTTCGAATACCAAACCGTCCGCGTCTAAGTCTAAGTCTAAGACGGCGTCAGATTCCGGGTCAGGGTCAGAGTCCGGGTCTGGGTCTGATTCTGGATCCGGATCCGGATCTGACAGTGAGGATGAGACCAAGATATTCACAGTAAAACTCACCCCGGAAATCATCGGTTATATTCGCACATATATTCGCGACAATGATTTCCTGGATATCATGGATACAATAACCGAAATCGAACTGAATGAATATGGTCACGGTCCGGATTCAGCGCTTGTATTTGATTCACAATCTGTAATCTATAATATCAATGATAATAAGATTGAGGCGTCTGGTGAATGGGAGTATATCGCGGCTACACCTATCAAATCAGTCCCCACCATTTCTATGAAGAGTAGTCGCAAACATAAATCAAAGGGAGGTAGTAGTAATAGTCGCAGTCACGACGACAACAACGACAACGACGACAATGACTCACGTTCAAAGAATAATAACAATAATGGATTTAAGACGAAGGATGATGAGTTGGCACTTTCAGAGATTGAAAACATCATTTCCGATAGATTTAAGGAGTATAGCAAACATCGGGATTTCGTCATTCACGAATCAAAAACGAGTACGCTTATTTTGAATATTCATAGTGTTGAAATTGTCAAGGATTGAGCGTGCGTATGTGACTGCATGCATGCGTTATTATTATTATTATTATTATCATTATTTGTGAAATATTCGCATATAATAATATTTATTTATGTTTCATTGATTTATGTTTCATTGATTTATGTTTCATTAATCTACATCATTACAACTTCAGTAACAGAGTAACTGTTGTCGTCGTCATGTCCGTCGTCGTGTCCGCCACCGTCGAGTTGTCTACGTAATTCACGGTTTTCTTGCAATAATTCCTCATATCGTTCTAAAATATCCTTTTCAACAATACTAGTTCTGATACCACTATTCGATTGTTTCAATGAATTTAGTTCGGTCATCATTTCATTAATCTGATTATCACGAGAACTTACTTCTGACTGTAAATTCTGAATAATCTGAATAACTTGTTCGTTTGTCAATGTAACCGGGTCTTTACCTGGTTGCTGTAATATAATTTGCCCGCCGCCGCCCCCCCCTTGACCTTTCGCGGTCGCATCCGCCATCATCTTTTCTCGATCAATCTCTAATTGACGCGTCTGTGCGATAACATCCGGTTTCATTTCAGGTCGTCCCGGCGCATAATCCTCCAATAATTTCTCCAAATCTACCATATAAAACCGGCGAAGATCATTATCCTTAATGAAATCCATCACTTTCTTCGGTGAATCGCGGACAATATCCGGGTTGGCGTTAACAAGCAATTTGCGTTTATCAAATGTATTATGTTCATGCGAAAAAACGAGAATCACCTTCATCGGATTCAATTGGACGAACGGGACAGTATAATCCTTCAAAAATGCACGCTCTTCCGCCAAACACGCATCATCATTATATCGGTTGTTCTTCAACAACTTGCGCTTGAACGCGAATGTTCCGGCCGTTGCATGATTCGGACCATACGGTCCAAAACGCTTCATTTGCCCGATATGCTTGAAATAAATATAGATCTCGCTTGAACCAGCGCACAATGCTTCAGGATGACTAACGAGCATCTCTACCGCGTGCGATACACGCTGTGGGGGATAATAATCATCGTCATCCATATATACCAGAATCTCACCACGGGACTTATCATGCAGCAAGTTGCGTTTCTTCCCCAGAGTCATTTTCGTATCATACTTGAAATACTTGACTCGCGGATGATGCGCCACCATATCCTCCACGGGGTCGGTTCCGTCGTCGATAATAATCCACTCCATTCTATCATGCGGGTAATCCTGATGATCAAAACACTTTATCATGGCGTTAATAAACGGGCGACGATTAAATGTGGGGGTGCATACACTCACAAAAGGGTATTTTTTAAAATATTCAGGGGATGATTTGACAGGTCCTGCGGATGATGATGCGGCGGTCATTGCAGCGTTCTTGTTTTTACCGCCCATATTGTATATAATTTATTACAATATAATCGTTTATGTCGTTTATACGCAGATTATACGCACGCCGCGCCACGCCGCGCCGGACTATGCACCCCAGTTTTTGATTTTATCGATAAACTCCATTATTCCCTTCCAATATGTGGTTAAGTAAAGTGTCAATAGAACAAGAATTACAATTGCAGCGACATTAATATCAAGACCTTCGAACGCGTAAAACATCAACACTAAATTAAAGAAGAAGAAGATAATCGGGACATATTTCGCATATAATAAGCGATACTCGTCCCAATGAAGAAACGGATATATAAAGAAAGTTCCAAAAAATTGGATAAGTTGTATGATATATACAACAATCGGTAAAATCCCTATAAATCCGAATCCAGTAAATAACGACCATAAAAAACCGCCGATAAATTCTTTACGATGTTCGGTCGGATTCAAAACCATACCAAGAAAGGTCATAAATAATGGACCACCGCCTATCGCAAAAAACGCGAATAACAAAAACACAAACGGCGTCAATAAAATCATCAACGGTGATACGACGTCGTATAGTTCTCTCGGGATACTGTTCGTGAGTTTTGTTATGTAGTTTAGTACATACAATATCATTGCACGGTCTGATGCAAACGTGAAAATAAATGCGTTGTTAACCCATTGCTTAAAACGTGCTTTAATGAAATCCCCATTCAGAAGATTTACCTTAGTTACACCTTCATCCACACTTTCTTTCACCATATTTACCTCATCTTTTGTTAAACAAAACCATTTAAAAATATAAGTATCCAAAATAATCGCGATCTTCAGATATATCTTTTTAGCACTTGAAATTTTAGGGTCGTCTGCAATACCGCCGAATTTATCTTGACAGTCGATTTCACATTCCGTATATTCACTCGTATAACAATATGGCCATTCGCGTCGTTCAGTCGGGAAGAGTTTCGGCAAATTTAAATTATTAATTCGGATACTCTTGGGGTCGGTATAAAAGAGGATATTCACACAAATAATCGAAATAATTACGGTTTCGATGAAAAGGGAAAGCACGTTTATCCCGAATTCCTTTAATGCAGCAATGTCAAATAATGATTTTGGAGCAGCCTTTTGTTTCTTGTCCTTGTCCTTGTCCTTGTCCTTGTCCTTGTCCTTGTCCTTGTCCTTGTCCTTGTCCTTGTCATTGTCCTTGTCCTTGTCCTTGTCGTCCCCCCCATCAGGAAGCATTCCGCCCACTTTGCTAAATGTGCCTCCGATGCCGCCTTCGCCATCTTCGCCTTCACCGTCTTCACCTCCGTCTTTCTTTACTTCTTCTTCGTCATCGGCCATGTTATTATTCAAATACTAGTTATAATAATAACATATAATAATCGCGCGGCACTTATCGCGCATCGCTTAGGTCGCGCGCCCGCTTTAGCGTGCATCGCTCTTTCCTACCCGCGGCGCTTATCGCGCATACATCAATCCGCAATTCCCCGAAACAAATGTCAACACATTATATCTCTCTTCTAAAATATGAAAATCGTAGCTATAATGATAAATATTAACATTCGGTTTATTCATTCCGATGATTTCCTTCGTATTCGGATTACAGATCATTTTCACTTCGGCCGAGGGATCCAGTGGCGGGTATATCGTCGTCAATTCAAGTTCGATTTGGTTAAACTTACTCATATTGATTGCACCGCTTGGTTGTAGGTCATACGGGTCAGAATTCAGGCAGAAATTATAACAGTAAATCCCTGGTTTCGCACACCCGCGGGTGCGTGTATATTTCTCTACATAATTATAGACTCCTGCATCCAGCAAATTCTCTCGGTATTTACCATTCAAAGAGATACCCAACATCTGTAAAATGTCGCGTTCGTTCTCTGACTGAAAATCCCCTGTAATATGAAGACCAGTGAGGCGTTTATCGCCCGGATTGATGCCCGGTCCAATACCGTTCTTAGGTCCATTTTTGTCATAATAATACTGGTCAAATGGATAAGACGTCGTCCACACTGTGGTACTAATATCACTCGTCTTTGAAACATTCTCGTCAAATGCGGTGGGTTTCCAATCATCATCCGTCGGCGCAGGAATGATATCATACGGGAGGTAATTATAAGGCCAGTTCGTATAATTGCTCCATTCATTTCGCAAATTCACATCACTCCGTTGAAAAAACATCGTCCATGATGCGACCATCCCCATCGAATTCTCTATCTTGATTTTCCGATTTCCAGTAACATCATTAAACGTCCAATCATAATGCGACTTAATCAGATACTTCTGCTGGTTGGCCGCAAAGACTTTAGACTCATCATCCGAGAGAAAGCAGTAGGTCGCCATTAAATGGACATCCGCATTCCAATCCGCGCGAATACTAGGATATGAATTCAGACTCAAGTCAATACTTGGTGGCGGGTATAAAAAATGCCACATTTGATGAAGAGGATTCGTGAAATCGGGTTGGACGACGGGCCAATAATTGACCGAATCGCCTACATCACGTATAGTGAATAGGTCCTTTACGGGCCGCAATGTAACATCGATTTGAAGTTGGTTATACTGAAGACACACAAGGGGGAACGCCATTTTGGAAGAAAGCGTGAACCATGCGTTAATCGGGATATACAATTTCCGACCGCGGATAGACGGTTCGGCGCCGGCAATATTCGACGTTCTATATGCGTTCGGATACTGGTTAAGACGTGCACCCGAACAACCTGGATTGTATAATTCAGGGACATGACCGGTCATCTGGTTATATAATTCGCGCTTGGTTTTATCCATATCACGTTCTACAATCGCCATCAAGTTATTTCCGGTGAACCTTTGAAGGGTCATACCACCGACAGAAATCACGATTTCTTTAATCATTTGTGTACCCAAATTTTCAATCCACCTGAACTCATACGGCGCCCACATATCTCCCGCAGTCGTCGGCGGGTTTATCGGACTCCATATTGTGGGAAGAGTGACACAGACATACGTATCCATAAGTAACTCCGCATATCGTGGCACATAAAACGTGAATTTGGATTCTTCAGATAAACGGAGTTTTTTCTGTCCGTCGAAATCAAGTCTAAACTTTTGAAGACCGAAATTCGTATATTTAAGATAAGTACTCTTGAAAAACGATTTTTTGGGGTTACCGTTCAAAATAACATTTTGATTGCCAGTTGCGACCAGGTTTAGTAATCCACCTGTCATTTAGTATTTATATTATCTCTTTGTATTATCTGTTTGTAATATCTTTGTATATCTCTTTGTAATATCTTTATATAAAATATATAACCTTATATACAAAATAAAGAGATACATATATCTCGTTTATCCATGTCGTTAATAAGATCCATTTCCATAGAAGTTCTCTTTATTTCATTTATTATATTGTTCATCGCAATATGGCAGGTGTCGGGGTTAATACAATCACGTAGTATTTCGCGCAACAATGAAATATATAAGATACGTGAAGGTCTGCAGAATGAGGATGCTGTCGTGGCGTCAGCAGCAGCACCGGCAGCGGCATCGAAAAATGACAATCCACTAGATAAAGCAATGTCTATTTTAAACAGTTCCGGTGGATCCTTTTTAAATAAACTACCGGATTTGCAGTTATCTACAGAAGGGTTTACACCGAGCACAAGCGAGAATGAGATGACAATAAACCAACGTCGTCAAGTGCGGACTGCATTGGATGGTGCATCGGCACCTGCTGTACCCGTACCCACACCACCCGCACCCGCACCCACACCGACCGTCAGCAGTGTAAAGGAAGGTCTCGATAATCCCGACCAGGAATCCAAAAAAATGATAGACAATAAACTGACATCTATGAATCCAGAAGATAGTCAAAGTCGGTTCAAACTCCGGGACTATTACATCAAGTCGGCCTATAATGCGTTTAATCCAGATAAATTCAAGAATTCGACAGTGAGTATGGATGCGTGCCTCTATGTTCTCGCACGTGGTTGCCGCGTTATTGATTTTGAGGTGTTTTCAGTGGAGAACCAACCCGTTATTTCGTCATCATCCGTGAATTCATTTAATTATAAGGAGACATATAATCACATTCCTGTTTCAGAAGCGTTTGAAGTATTAGGCAGTTATGCATTCTCCGGTTCAAAATGCCCCAATCCCAACGATCCATTTATTATTCATATGCGTATTATGTCACGCAATGTGACGATGTACGACAATCTCGCGAAAATCATCTCGCAAAGCAAGACGATGGCGCGTAATCTACTGGGTTCAAAATACGGGCGCGAATACCATTCCAAGGATTTAGGTGACGAGGATGTAACTTCATTCATGGGAAAGGTTATCTTGATGGTGGATGGAACGAATGACGTATATCGCAATACCAAATTATTCGAGTTGATGAATATGAGTTCAAATTCGATGTTTCTCTCGAAATATACATTTTTCGGCGTGAAAAATGTCGGCGATCCACAAGCATTTAAGGATGCGAATAAGAAGAATATGTGCCTCGTAGTTCCAGATAAAAGCGGTCGTCCACAAAATGACGGACATAACGGTCCATTTACATGGGGGTGTCAAATAGTGACAATGTGCTTTCAAGAAGAGGCGCGTGACGAGAAACTGAAAGCTTACGAGGATAAATTCGCGTCGGTTGGTTATGGATTCATATTGAAACCAGAGGATTTACGGTATGTCCCGATTACAATTGCCCCTCCCGCACCGCCCGATCCGAAATCGTCGATGGAGGCGAGACCAGCCCAAGCAGCCGGAGGGTTCAAATTCACGATGTAACCGGAACCGGGCGGGGCGGACCGACCGCCAATATTATATTGTATATCATTATTATATCACTCTATTGTAAGTATAATAATGCCAGGGAAATACAAACACGTCGATAAAGACCAAACATATGAAGAAAAAGAATTAGAAATATTGCGTCAGGCTGTCGATGTTGTTGAAAACCGAAAAGGTGGCGAAGTTATGCGTGACCCCGAAGTAAAGAAAATCATATCGATTGTAGAGGATTTTATTGCCAAAAAGAAACTTGTTTGTTATGGAGGGACCGCTATCAACAATATCTTACCTGAAGACTCGCAGTTTTACAATAAGGATATTGAATTACCGGATTACGACTTTTATTCAGACAATGCACTTGACCACGCGAAGGAGTTGGCCGATATTTATTATAAAGCCGGGTATGAAGATGTTGAGGCGAAATCCGGCGTCCATCATGGAACATATAAAGTCTTCGTGAATTTCACCGGGATTGCGGATATCACCCAAATGGAATCTGACCTGTTCAAGGCGATCTCAAAGGACGCTATTATTAAAAGTGAAATACGGTATGCTCCACCCGACTTTCTTCGGATGGCAATGTATTTAGAATTATCACGACCGGATGGCGATGTATCACGATGGGAGAAGGTCCAGAAACGATTGACGCTTTTGAATACGCATTATCCTCTTAAGGGGTATCAATGTGATAAAATAGAGTATCAGAGAGGGTTTGAAGGTTCGACGGATAAAAATACGGGGGAGATCAGTGTCTCGCGAACGAGGTCTCGGTCACATGTCAAATCTGCGTCCCGGTCCCGGTCCCGGTCCCGGTCGAAGTCCGAGTCAGTGAAAACAGGCGGCGGAATATTCAAAAGTGAAACTAGCGTAAAACGGAAGGCTATCACTCAAGTCAAACGCAAGTATCATACTCTGGCGACGTATATGCGATATTTGTTTCATACGGCAAATAAACACGAAGAAACCATCGGGGATTATACATATACGATTGAAGAAGATAAGGTGACTCATCGGTATAACCTAAATGTAAAATACGAGAGATTCCTTCAAGACGATGATGAATTTGTTATTTATTCTATGTCGTCGAGTGATATTAAAAAGGATGCACCGTCGAAAAAGGGTCATCGGGATGAGGGCGATGACGACGATGATGACGATAGTGTAAGCGATGACAGTGATGACGAGGACGATGACGAGGACGATGACGAGGACGATGACGACGAGTCCCGGTCCAAGTCCAAGTCCAAGTCCAAATCCCGGTCCAAGTCCCGGTCCAAGTCCCGGTCCAAGTCCCGGTCCAAGTCCCGGTCCAAGTCGTCCGACACGCATTATTCCGTAAGTAAATCCAATATTTCATATTCTACCAACCGAGAGATGCTTCTTGATCAAACAGATATCTATAATATTGTGCGCGACGTATTTATCAAGAATCGCGCAGTATTTTTCGGCGGGTATGCGAATATCCTATATTCCCGTTATATGCCAAAACAACAACGACGTATCATCCATAAAATCCCCGATTTCGATATTCTCTCGGAAGACCCTCGTTCATTGTGCGAGGAGGTTGTCCGTGAACTAACGGCGCACAAATACACCGGCGTCAAATATACGAAGCATAAGGGCGTCGGTGAAGTCATATCCGAGCATTATGATATCCGCGTTGGTGAAGAAGTAATTGCGTTCTTATACAAACCTCTTGCATGTCATAGTTATAATACAATACGGATTGACGGTGGTGGTGATGACGACCACTCATCTAAGAATGATTCGTCTAAGAGTCATACAATCCGTATTGCGACGATAGATACAATGTTGAGTTTTTACTTGGCATTTATTTATGCCGATCGAGTGTACTACGACATCAACCGTATTTTATGCATGTCACAGTTTCTCTTCGATGTCCAGCAACATAACCGCCTCAAACAGACCGGATTATTACGGCGTTTCAGTATCAATTGTTATGGAAAGCAACCGACGCTGGAATCCATGCGATTTGAGAAGACGAAGAAATATGAAGAATTGAAGAATAAGCGGGATTCACGGGAATATGAGGAGTGGTTCTTGCGGTATATTCCGTTGGAGAATTCGAAGACAAAGGCGACCGGGAAAGGAGCGACCGGGAAGAAGAAGACGCAGAAGGTTGCTGTGACTAAGAAAAGTGCCAAAGGGACGCGGCAACGCGATAAAAAGAAGGATGAATAGATATTTTATTTTTTGGTTCGAATACGTTTCTTGATATTACGTGATTTATTTCTACGGGCTCTTGATTTATTTCTACGGGCTCTTGATTTACCTCCGCCTATAGATAGTAGGCGTGGACATACCCCTCCAATTAATTTTTTTATTTGCATCAGATATTCTTTAACGTTTTTTATCATATCAATATTATATTGGTCGTTGTGCACCTGTTGTTGTAATATAGGTAACAATCTATCAAAATACGTCTTTGAATTAAATAACATATTGCGCGCTCGTTCCGATAATTCCGGATTATCAATATATTTTTTGTGAAATAAAAAATACATAATTCCTATACTATATAAGATATTCGTATCATCGGGTTTACTCACGAGTTCACCTTCATAATATGTAATAGCTGGTATAAATTGGGGTATAAGTAAAATCAATGATATTTTATTTACATGTTGGATTATTTCAATATTTTCAAATCCGGAGTCTCGTTCAAACAACATATCAAGAGTTTGTTTTTGAGTATCCGATTTATCGTGATAATTATATTCCCATACTAAACCATTATAATAAATCATGTTTAATTGTAAGTATGCACGTCTTACAGTCTCAATTTCCTGAAGTTCACTATTTATTGACCGAATAACATGTTTAATTTCTCTAATTCCTTGATCAAACAACTGTTGCGCCATTAGTATACGTGTTTTTACATCATCTTTTTCGAGAAACATGTCAAATTGTTCAGGTTTTAATTGTTTTGCTTTTAAAACTGATATATGCGCCATCCATAATCCGGCTTCTTTATATCCATCGCCATTCCAATAAGATTCAGAATACAATTCATACGCATCATCAAACTCACCTGCTTCGTATTTCGTATAAGCATCCGCACTAAGAAGTTCAAGACGCGTGATTCTTTGTTGCGGTGTTTCATCTTCATATTCTTCAAGTTGTGGTGGTCTTTCTTGTAGTGATTGATAACCACCTTTGCATGTCGCAGGTCTATACTGAACTGAAGGTGGATTTAGTGGTTTATATCCTCCTCTATCGAGTGTAGCATCCGTAAAAGGAGCAAATCTAAACATTATTACATTATCCCTATATAATAATGATTCCTACCTCAAACCTTCACCCAATTTATTGAATATCTTCATAATCACGAAGAATGAACTTGCAAACATAGCACTAGTTCCGATAAGTCCGATCATTTTGAAGTTACCGTCTTCGCCGAATAAGGATGGCAAAAAATGAAGCAGTTGGGCGCGAAAAACAGGCATCTGAAAAATGAAATAGAGAACTCCGAGAAGTATCGGCATTTGAAGATCATAATAAATCGCCTCGATTGTATCAAGTTGGTTGGACTGGCGAGCGTTGGCGCGCACGATATTTTCCATAGATGTGTGTTCGCGGATATAGTCGCCGCCACCGCCTCCGCCCGTACCTCCGCCACCCCCACCACCTTCAAATGGCGGCACATAATTCGGTCTCGCCTGGTCGTCATGCGTAAATGAATTCGGATTCATCGGAATATCTCTCGTAGGTATCATTGTCATTCCATTCGCACTGGCGCGCTGGACGCCTTGAAGCACTTCATTCATTACATTCCCGGGGATTTGTTGCGAATGTTGCTGATTTTGAAATGACGGGTCGGCGCTTACATTTGGAGAGTAGATGAGTGGTGCTCCACCTCCGCCTCCACCGCCCCCATAATTTCCGCCTAAACCGGCTGTTTGACTACTTAAAGGCAAATCGTCAATACTAGTTGTATCGCTCATCGCGTAGATTAGGATGAATAATAAGAATAATAATTAGAATATATTTATAACAAGATTGATATCATAAATATATTACGCACATTCCATTTCATTCCATTCCATTGGTGCTTCAATATGTACGAAACCCGAGCGGAGCAGAGCGTGTGGAGTGGAGCAGAGCGCAACGAAACGAGCGGCGACGCGAGAACTACTTATGCAACTGCACATCCCTCTTCCCTGCATCACACTTCACCGTTTTCGGTGTGTATTGATAACATTTGTCGTCCAATTTATACGTGTCTTTCTCTAAATCCTTGAGTGGTGGAGCCCGAAAAGCAATACACGATCTGTCTTTACACGCCTTCCGAAATAGCGATGCGATACCTAAACCAAGTATAATAGATATAATAGTGCGTCCGGTTTCTGTATGGAGAAGTCTTTGAAACCCCATTCTTGTTTTTGTTATATAAGTATTCTAATATATACAGTAGATATAAATTAGACTGCGTGTGTGTGCATGCGTGCATCTTACTGAACAGGAATCCTCTTCACAGCACCCTTCGCCTTTGCACAACTCACCTCCTTTGCATCAAATGTGAAGCAGTTGTCGGCGTTATCTTTATACTGAAATTTATCAATATTATCGGGTGTCGGATACACGTAAATCACCTTGGGGTTAGGAACCGAGATATAGACATAAAATAGTCCGATAGAAAGACTGATAAGGAAAATGGGAAAATTGATGTGATTAAATATATTCATTATTGCTATATTATACTGCGATAATAATCGCGTCGGCGTGCATTGTGCACCGGCGTGCATCGGTGTATTTACGGCGGAGATTAGGGTGCCGGTCGTCCTCGTGCGGCTCCACCGCCACCGCCACCAGCACTACCAGGCGCAGCAACCACCCCCACCGGTTTCGTTATCACCCGATTATCCGCAATCCAATTCGGCATAATCACCGGCATAAATAACTCATGATGGCTATATCTCTTCTGTGACAAGTAAAATTCGGTGTCGTTATACATTTCAACCAATGCACCATTAGGATTTTCACATGTCTCTACTTGCGAATAAACGTATTTCGTTTCTCGCATCTTCAAGAACGCAGGTTCAATATCCTGCTGATAAAGCACAAGAATATCATCAATAATACTGCGGTTTTTCCATTCTGATTCCCGGAACTCGACCATATACGTCTTAATCTGCGCGATTTTCTCGGCAATAACACGCGTATGTATATCTGTATCACGCTGGATGTCATCATTATCAGTCACGCTTAAATAATACGTGCGAAACTCGGCATACATTTTCAATTGCTCCTGTAATTTATGTTGGACGATCTCGAATTGCTTGACAAGTTCGTCCTCACTTATAAAACTGAATAGGAGATCCAACTTCATCCGGATGATTTCATCCTTCGTCGCGCGAACTTCATCCAACGACTCGTTCATCAATGACTCTAAACTGATATATTTACCGCGCATGACTTCGATATGAAACCCGCATGGTTGAGAGATATTCCCGCAAATCGCCTTTAATTTCCCGTCGGTTTCGGTGAAAATAGACCCGCCTTCTTGCTTGCACACAATACACGCGGGTTTGATAATTGCTAGACGTTTGGTCTTTTGTTGTGCAGACAAGGTGTCCCATTTGATAAGGGGGTCATTCATTAGACGTTGCCGACGTTTCTCAAGTGCGGAATTGTATTTTTCTTTCATCGAATAATAACCGTGGATTGCATTGTTGATTTTCACTTGGTCTTCTTCGGGGATGAGTTGGTAGGGGTAGATGAGTCCGCGGAACTCATTTGGGTCGGCTGCACGCTGGATATGCTTTTTAAGCGCATCTTCTTGCTTGCGCGACATTTCAAGAAGGACACGGGTCGCCTTTTTCAGATTATCGCGAGTATCCTGGGTCTTTTTCTGGGCGATAATGCGGGATGCTGCACTACTACTTCTACCGTTACCTGCGATGGCACTCCCCGCACCTCCCCTTTGCCAACTTCGCTCTTGTATCGCCTCATGTAGGTCTTGGTATATTGATGCCGATGCAGACATTGTTATTGTATTGTAGGTATTTATTTACACGATTTAATATTTAAGCGTGATATAATTATATAACAAATATATAATTTATTCATTATTCATTATCATAAAATGACTACACGTAATCTTATCAATTTCTAGTCGTTTTTTATATTCGTTCCACGTTAGACGTTTTGTTATAGTATTCGGTTTCGCCATCAATATTTCTTTCGTTATATCATCGTGGTGCTTCCATAATTCATAGATAAGGTGTATTCTACTCTGTAATTTCGTATTGTTTTTAACGACGGATTTATACCATAACAAAGAATGACTCATGCATTCCCTACACGGAACTGACCTTATTATCATTACGATTGCCGTACACACTCTTTCAAAATCTTCATTCGTCAATTTGGGAGTTTTTATAGATTCAACTAAATTGTGTAATACGTACCATATTTTACTTCCGTTTTTTTTGATATTATTGGTGCATCCTTGACTTCGGTGTAAATTACATGAGATACAACTATCGGCAATCGGTTTAATTTTAGTTATTATATGACTATTATTACGGTTGTCGTATGTATTAATATCCGGTAATTTAATTGACTCCATAGACGATTGTCGCATCAACATCGGTTTTAGTATCGGCGATACTTTCGGTGTCTCCGATTGCGAAACATTCGATAATATTCTTTGATTTTTATTTTGACCCATTAGGTAATTAAACATCCCGACTATATTATTACGCGAATTGTTTTTATGTATTACGTGTACTTACGCACCCTTACGTGTACTTACGTGTATAATAGTCCTCTTCGGGTCCTTTCCACGCCGGCAGATTGGTAAGTGTCCCCATTCCATTCCCCGCAGGGTGTGTGCGACAATCCATCGGGATGCCCTTACTTTGTGCATAATGCGTGGCGTTTACCATCTTTAGTTTCGAGAGAATATATTCTTGCTTCTGTCGATTCTTCGCGTCTACTTCTTCCGGGGTAGGTTTGCCTTTATACCTAATATATAGTAATACGCCTAAACATACAAAGAACGCCACCCCCATCATAAAATTAAACGATCGTGCATTGTAAAATTCTTTGACATTATGACACTGTTCGAGAGATTTACTTAAAAAATACCGCACACCTGGTTCGGTGAGGGAAGGGGCTGGTGCATTATGATCCATACTGCACTGTCACTGGTTCGCTCTATCGCTCTCTACTATACACTAAAAAAGAAAGAAGTCACGTTTAACGAATACACGACCTCGGGTACCTCGGGTAAATACTCGCATATAATAATCGCCGTATATTGTAATTAGTCGACGTCAATAACGCAATAATCATGGCGGAATTAAGTTCATCTGTAGCTATCGGTTTCTTTTTGGTATTATTTGCCGGTTACTGTTATTATAAATTCACCAAAAATGGGAATTTGAGCGCGGGGATCACCTTCCTATTCTTCCTCGTGTTGTTAATCGGCGAATATTTCATCAATCTCGCAATGTCGAAAGATGTATGCGGGTTCGACCAAGACAAAACGGCGTTATGGGCGACTGTGTTACCTTGGTTTCTTGTATTAGGCGTATTGAAGGCTGCACTTGTCGTATTCCCCGGATGGTTGTCACCATTCAGTAATACATTCGGTTATATTTTTGTGTCAGTAGCGACCGATTTGAAGGATGTATTTAACAATATATTAACTCCGCAATTTGATTTAGAACCAAAACCGGCGGGCAGCAGTGGTAAACAGACCGGCGGCGGTGGCGCCGAAAATAGCGCAGATATCCCCAAAGATGATGTCGCCAATAAACGCGATATCGGGCGCGCTTTAGAACAAATATATACCGATCAGTCCATTTTATTAAACGAACTCAATTTAGATAATCTTGACCGGTTCTGGGATAGTTTTAAAGAGTCTAAACTTCTTCGCCCGTCAGCAAAAATAGAAGACCTAGATAAAATCCGGAAATTCTTATTGATGAAAAATATCGTCGGCGAATTCGTCTGGTTGGTACTATGCGGTCTTTTAGTGGTTTCGATTAGTTATAATTATATACTGAATATTGGTTGTTCTTTTACACCTGAACAACAGAAGATACGCGCACAGGTGCTTAAAGAGAAGCAAGCGACGGTGGCGGCGGAGGCGGAGAAGAAGAAGAATAATGTGATGACGATCACTAGTTAAACGTCGCGATGTCGTTCCATTTCGCACATTCGTTGAACCTCCATTTCATTTCGGTTCCACTCATATGCTTCACGCCACTCCCTCGCTCCGTTCCTAGACTCGCGTCGCTACAGTCGTTTCACCTCCGCGTTGCTTCGGTTCCACTCCTTCCCACTCCGCTCGTATCTCTCGCGATATCGGACGGGAATTATGAAAATGTAATAAAATCGAAACCGGCCACGAGCGGGAGCGGAGCGGGAGCGGAGCGATTGGAGTCGAAGACGCAAAGAGCAAAGCGACGCGAGACAGGGTGAAAACGAAGCGAGTGGAACCGAAGCATCGCGAAGGTGAAACAAGCGAAGTTTGAACAAAGCGCAAGTCGGTAGCGAGGTTACAAAAAGATGCGCACCATCGGTCTAGATACATAATACACGGCGAGATATGAGAGAATTCCTAATATGATGGCCACCAACCAAATCGGAAGCACCGTCTTGCTCGAATATCCTACACCGAACTCCCGAAGACTGCCGTCGTCATTGTAGATGAAACTTGGATTGGCGTATTGAACAAGCATAAATACGATAGTATATAAAACAATGGCGGTACCTGCTAGATTATTCCGAATAAATGGTTTTATGGCGAACATGTTTCTTATTCTATTATACGATACTACTAATATAATGATACTACTTTTTATTCAGATTTTGTCCTGAATAAAAGGTATGCGGATGAAGCACTACTTTTTATTCAGATTTTGTCCTGAATAAAAGGTATGCGAGTGAGTATCTACTTTTTATTCAGATTTTGTCCTGAATAAAAGGTATGCGAGTGAGTATCTACTTTTTATTCAGATTTTGTCCTGAATAAAAGGTATGCGGATGAAGCACTACTTTTTATTCAGATTTTGTCCTGAATAAAAGGTATGCGAAAGCCGCGGTGATATCCGCGGATAGTATCTACTTTTTATTATTCATCATCCTCTGCGTCTTCTTCTTTCTTCGCCTTCGCCTTCTTCTTCTTTTTCGGTTTCTCTTCTTCGTCTCCTGCGTCGTCACCGCCACCACCATCGGCAGTTGCTTTTTGTATATTCTTCCATAGAGAAATAAAATGTTTAACTGCACAAATACCAACAGATAATAATTTCTTGGCTTCTTTATCGGCCTCTTTCATTTCATCTGATTTTTGTATTTTATTAAGAATCTCTAGTATTATTGACCCTCCTTTTAATACCAATACAATTGGAACTTTGCCGTTATCGTCTTTCTTATTGAATATACCCAAGTTTTCTACCGCCACATCCTTTTCCTTTTCTGAAGGATCTAGAATATAAGGGTGACAAAGTCCGAACATTGTCCCGAACCCAAAACTCATTACATACTCTTGATTTTCTTTATTCTTATTTAATTTTTCCATTTCCGACTTTAATATATCAAATCCTCCTATTGATTTGGCAGTTTCATTGTATTCTTCCTTTATTCCTGTGTTTTTTCCATCAAATTTAATATATTTACTCGCTACCGTTTTAATATTCTTCATCACCTTTTCTAAACTACCCTTTATATCCTTCTTATCAATCTTCGGTTCTTTAAATCCCATCTTAGCACACGCATCATCACCGCCACCCAACCCGAATCCTTCAGCGCCGCCCTTGAATATCAGCGTCGATCCGACAACAACCATAAACGCCGCAAATATGGTGATATCCCGTCGACGGTAATACAAATAAAGTAGGATCGCCGAGAGAATAATATAAATAATAATGCGTTGGTTCATTCTTTCGTTCTTTCGTTCTTTCGCACTGTGTGTCTTTATATTATTCAATGATTAAAAATATAGCGTCCACCATTAATCGTCGCCGCCACCGCCTTCACCGCCGCCACCCTCATCGCCTTCATCGTCATGTCGGTGGATATACGCTGTGTCATCATCCCCCGCCTCATCATCCTCTGGAATACCCGTCGACATATCCAATTCATGCGCCTCGATTTCGGCGCCGATCCGGTCTTGTTCCAAAGCATCCATTACATAAATCTCTCGGTTCATATCCGTGACATAGTCCCGGCGACCTAGTAGGCGCTCCTTTTGTGCGATCTTCTCCATTTCATCACGTTCTTCATCATAATAATCCTGGTCATAGATTACAACACCTGTTTGCGACGTTCCGCGACTCCATATTCCCATCTTGTGTGTCTTCATCATATTCTCGAGTTGACGCTCGCCTACCGACATCGCCCCGATTCTCTCGACAACCCCATCCTTCTCTTTATCTTTCACACGGGTGAGTTTCTCCTTGATATTGGCTAAATTAAAATCGATTGCCGTCTTGTCTTTTTCAATCATACGCAAATACGCGATAAGTAGTTCCGCCACGCGTTGTCCGAGTGCTTTCTTATCCCCCATCACTGCATCCATATCACTAACAAGTTGGCGTTTATCTAATGTTCCAGCATCGGATGAATAGAGGCGGGATTGTGGATCGATTTCATCTTCGACCTCATCTTCGTCTTCATCATATGCGGTCGTGCGCGAGATTTCACCGGCTTCGCCGCCGCCGCCGGCGGCGCCACCCCCCGCTGCTGCACCTGATCGCCTACCCGTCTTCGTCTTCGTCTTCGCTGTCGTCGCCTTCTTCGACGCTGCCGTCGACGCCTTCGTTCCGGATTTACGAATCATGCGGGTTGGTTCCGACTGATAAATAGTAATCGGGGTTTCAATGACGAGATGAATATAGGTGCGCATAAATGAAAAGAAGTAGAACATATATAAATTACGGACTATATCGCGGTCAAACACCGAATACATGGAGAAGATATTTTTACGGGTAGAATGTGGGACACGTTCACCTAGTTCTTTTTCAATATCTACTTCGCGTGGGATCGCCGCTCCTGCGGCACCCTGACTCTGGACGGAAAGTGCTGCTGCCGTAGCCGCAATCTTCGCGTCTTTCTCTTCATCGAAAAACACCTCCGCCATAAACGGCGTATTTTCCATCATGATTTTAAGGTCGCGAACATGGGTTTCCGCGTGACGTATCACTTCTTTAATAACCCGGTCATTATAAAATGTCTTCAAGGATGTATAATGCGACGAAATGATCGTCTTGACATCTTTCATATGCGTTGGTGAGAACCCCCAATGTTTCGGGATATTCGTATCATCAAAATCGACCCCGTTATGTATAATCGACGGGAGAATGTCGATAAGACGCGTCAGTGTACTCCTCATAAATTGGATACTTTTGGTCGCGGTTTCGTCTGTAGCCGACATCAATACTGTACTGCTTTTATTGATTTCAAATCGCATCATTGTTTCTATTATTTTCTCAATCTCTCGGAACTTGGTTTTGGTTTGTTTACTATTCTGTTGGAGAAACCCGAGA